TCCGTCTTTCTTCTTTATAAAACCTGACTTCATATTTGCGTAGGCTTTTGGACTTATAGTAGATTTCTTTTTAGAACGACTAGTTCCTGCTTTTTTTCTTTTATTAATATTTTCGTATAAACTCATTTAACATCTCCATCTTTTACGTGCTTGACGTAGTCTTGAATTAGGGTTTTTTGCAGCTTTAGGAAACTTCTTCATTTGCCCAGCTGATCTAGCGCAATACGACTTTCGTCTTTTAGCGGCCTTACTGCCTGGTTTTACTTTTTTAGCAGTTACTGCTGTTTGTAATTTAGATCCTGGATTGGCTTTACGATGAGAAGCTACACCTTTTTTAGTCATACCTGCCCCACTTTTAGTAGGGCGGTAATTAGCTTTTTTGCCTTTGGTTGTTTTGGGAATAGACGCTTGTCTTCGATACATTATGCATGAAACACAGTCATTGTTAAGAATGTTGAAACGGTATATTGAATATAAATACCATCAACAAAAAGTACGCCTTCATCTGGTATTACTACATCTCTAGTAGCAGTAGCACTAGCAACTGAACTTAATTTCATAAGACTTGTTCCTGTTGGAGAGTTTTCTAAAAAATTAGTTGTTCCTGCTGTTGCTGTACTTGTTAAATAAATACCTTTTAACCTTGCTCTACCTGCAAAAATAACATCAGATGCTGAAGCATTAACTCCGGCACTTACATTACCAGCTGGATTACCAACGGCTGAAATACCAGATATTGTTAAGAAATATTTGGATCCAGTAGCGGTTCCTGCATTAGCACCTGTAATCGATTCTGTTTGAGAATCCCCATCAACATCGGTTCCAGTAACTGTAAATGATTTAGCTGAATCGTCACCAGCTGAGAGAATCGTTACAATCCTCCCGTGGCTTAGTGCAACCGCACCGCCAGAAGCTAACGCGCCACCTATTACAAGTGCTGCGTTATTTCCTACCGCTGCCGCTACCGATATACCATCAGCATCTAGAGCAACTGTGTCAGCAGTTATAGTGACTGCTTTGACATCTGATATAGCCATTGTTTACTCCTACTTATATATTAAGTTTGATTAATGAGTAATCAGTAGTTACATCAACTAACATACACGTACCAACGATATCCAGGATATCACTTGTTGCGGGGGCTACGCCACCTGCAACTGTTGCTGATCTCACTACGTTATGTCCAAGCACTATAGTTCCTACTGTCAATACTGCTGCTGGTCCATAAGTTTGGAACCAACCGTAAGCACTGGCTGCCATGTCAACAACAGGGACACCCATTACTGCGCCAGTTTCTGCTGCTGGTGCAACTAGAACGGCAGTCCAAGGATCTGCTATTAATGAAACTTTAGATGAAGTTGCTACTGCTGTAGCTAAAGCATCATGAGTTGTTATAACAACTGAAGGATCAGATGAGTGATCGTGAGCTGGGTTAGAAGCAATTTTCATACATTGTCCTTCGCCTGCACCATCATTAACATAAAGATAACCACCCGCGTACTGATTTAAAGTAAGGTCAGTTCCTGCTGTTTCTACTGAAATCTCATACTCACCTGCTGCAACTGCTGCAGTTGGGGCTAAGTCTTGGTGATCAGCTTTTGTTCCAACGGCTGTTTGAACAAGTTTTCCTGCTGTTAATGCAACACCACCTGCTAGGCCGTATCTAAATACTCTGTCACCATAGTAAAGAACTGATCCTAAAGGAATATCATTTCCTAAAGCATCGGTTACTGAAGTAGTACCACTTGTGAAAGGGTTAATAATTGAGTCTGGATTTGATCCCTTACCAGTAAAAAAGTCTGTAGGGGCTGCACCTAATATTGAACTGGTTCCAGTAACAGAACCTAATTGGTATGCTCCACCTTCTCTAGTTCCGTAAGTAGTTTCTGCTCCTGTTGTGGAATTAACTCGGTAAGTTATAAAACCATTTTGTGAACGGACTGGTCCGCTAAAACTTGAATTTGCCATAATTTCCTCCTGGGAAATAAGTCTTATCGTCTCGGCTTGTCTGCTAGGTCAGTCGATAAAACAAATATAATTATCCTAGTCCTTTTGATTGTATACCAGATACTGTTAAAAACAAAACAAAAAAAAGGGAGCCGAAGCTCCCCTTTCCTTTTTTGGAACCTACGCTCCTTGAGAACCGTATACAGCTCTAAAGTTAGAATATCCAAAAGAATATCTTTCTCTAGCTTTGTATCTCATGTTACCAGTATCAAAATCTCCCTCTAATGCCGTAGACATTGGTGATCTTTCAAAGTGCTTAAATCCATCAGGACAATCAGTCTTGATGAAGAAAGCGTCTGTATCAGTTAAGTAGTGATTAACCACGTAACCGTCAGGCAACATTCCCATATTTTTAACAGCGTTAATATCGTTGTCAGAAGTTCCTACTCGCCCTGGAGTTTGTAGTAGTCTGTCAGCAATAAACTGAAGTTGAGGTGGAACAATAAGTTTCATTCCTCTCAAAGCAATTGATAAACCTCTGTCATCAGTAAACGTTGATATATTAATCAACGCATCTTCCAACGAAGTTTCATTCAAATCTGCCATAGTAGTTGCACGGTTTGCTAGTGAGCCACCGCCACCCAGAGGGTGATCTGTAGCTATAAGCACTTTACCGTCACCACCTGTTGTAGCGAACGCATTGTTCAGTACAGCAGCAGCTTTGATTTGCTTAGTGTTGGCCATAGATCTTGCAAGAGCCTTAGTGTATCTAGCACCAAGTCTATCGTACAAGTTATCTTCAACAGCTTCTTCTGTTAAGGCAAATGCCAAAGCAACAGTTTCGTGAGTGTAACGAGAAGTGTATCCTTCGTTAGCGTTGTCAAATCTGACACCACTTCCTTCAGTTTTTACTTCTGCATTACCAAACCCTGAAATTAATACTTCTTCTTCAAACGCTCTGTCCGAAGATTCTGTATCAAAAATTTCACTGTGTTCAGCTTCATACCTTGAGTATTCCATTCCAAATAGGGCATTTAACCCTGGCTCTAGTTCTTTCGCTAATTGCGCTCTATTAATCGCCATTATTAAACTCCGCTTGCTGTAGCATAGAAATGCTCATTAATTTTAACCACAACATTTATGTTTGCGGAACCCGTTGTAGAGTTGGAAGGATCTTGTGAGAACCCAACAATTCTAAATTGCGCAGTACCAGTACCAACAGTAGAAGAAATTTCTACTCCTGACATACCAGTTTGAGTAGATCCCGCGACATACGTTGCCATATCCGCGTTGTTACCAATTGCTGTAGTTGCATAAGAGCCGTCACATTGCACTTCAAAAAGTGAATCTGGATCGTCCTCTACCATTGCAACCATATCATCTGCTGCTGTGGCAGTTACATAGTGTGATGAGAAAATTACATCCCCACTACTATCTGTGTACTGCACACCTCTAAAGACACCCAATAAAGTATCACCTGCGGCTGCTACTGCAATCCCACCTGTGGATACCATTTTTACTGGATCTCCTGAAAATATCGCCCCAGTTGTCCCAGTTAGCAATTTATATCCTGTAGTCCCACCATTCTGAGGACTCGAACCTAATTTGCCAACTGTTCTTAAACCGAAAGCTGCATCATTATTTGACATAATACATTTCCTATTTAGTTAGTTATAAAATAGCAATAATCATTATTCACGATTACCGCCACCAAAAGTTACGCTTGTTTTTCTCTCTGGTCGTAAGATCGGAGAGGCTGGGTCTGATTCCTGCATCAAATCATTGTCAACCGCATCTTGTTGCGTTTGAGCGCGTCCTTGAAAGTAGGCGTTTCTTTCTTGTCGCGTTTCGTCAGGTATCTTGGCCAACAGCAAACCACCCACGGATACCACACCTGCATGCTTTCCATCGTCAAGCGTAGGAATTTCAAATCCATCTAACTCTTCGGCTCTAACAAGGTCGAAACCTTCTCTTAACCTAGCAGTTACATTTTTTCTATCTTCCTGTCCAACGATTTCGGCTCTAATCCACCTGTAGGAATATCCTTCAGGTGCAGGTGGTGTCTCCAACATTGAGGGGGGACGCCAGGGTTTGCGAGCAGTATCTTTAGCTCGAGTTTCAGCAGAACGTGATGTTCTGTTTTCAGTTGATGCTTCCGCATCCATTGATTCTTTTAATTCTTTTTCATTTGTCATTTGCTTACCTCTTTATGTGTTTAGCATATTCTTTTAACGGTACATTCAAACGACGTGCCATTTCGACTTCACTCTTAGAAAGTCTTACTTGCCGTTTGCGTCCAGAACCTTCACTTCTACCAGCGGGAGCTACAGTTTGCTGTAACCTACCTTTTGATTGAACTTCTCCACCATCGTTAAACTTATGTGGAAACTCATTTCTGATACGTTTATCTATTTCAGTATAGTACGAAGAATCATTAACATCAAACCCCTCGTTTTCTACTAAATTTTTATGTATGTTAAAAGCTACTAAAGTCATTGCTTCATCATCACCAAACCAGTCATTTTTACTGGCCCAATCTTCCGCAGCAGGGTCTGTTTGAGCAACGGGTTGTTGGATTGGTTGTCGTATTGGCTGTTGCGGTGTTTGATAAACTGTTTCACGTGAAACATCTGACTTAGAATTAGCCAGTTTACTTTCTTCAACAGTAATTTTATCTAAAATACCTTGAGCTTTTGTTACTTTATCCCAATCTTGATCTTGGTAAGCAGTCTTTAAAACTGCATTAGCTTGTGATCTTTGTGACGATAATCGACTT